GTAGAGCGTTGTGCTAAAAAAACCCCTTCTGACTTAGATGATTTAAGTTGGTTGCACTTGGCACAGCAGGCAACTAAGTTATCAAGGTCATGGCTTCCACCATCCTTGCGACTAATTACATGATCTACCTGATTGGCTTCTTGACCACAATAGGCACAGATGTAACCATCACGCTTTAATACTCTAAGGCGTTGGTCTTTCCATTTCTGTAATCCAAGCTCTCTATGGCTTGCATCTCTTAGTGCCACCCTTTAGTTCTCCAATGATCTAATGCAATGCAAGGCTCACCATATCTATGGCCTATGTAGTCTAAGCCCCATACTACCTGAGTCCATCCATCTTGGTCTCTTAGCCATTCACTCTTACCTTGAGGAATACCATAATGACTACCATTACTTGCTAATGGATTCCATGCTGATTCTTTACCATAGAGCTTTAATAAGCATCTATGTTCTTTATGATTAAAGTCTAAGAGATATAACGCATAAGTCTTATAGTCTATATATTGCACTGGTTTAGAGCCACCTGCATCAGGCATAATGCATAGAGCTATCCCAATAGCTACTAGCACCCCGCAAGCTAAGCCCCTAAAGGGCTTGCGGTGAGCCTTTGAGAGGCTCTGCGCCGTTAGCGTACCATGCGTGTCAATGATGTGCATAACTCGTGTCCTAACTAAGCGTGAAGTGAAGTTCTGCCCCTACTTATCCACAGGTGTTAATAACTATTTATCTTTGCCCCATCCAGTACCCTTGAAGATTGCTCCTACTGGACTTATTAACTTGATCATAGGTTCATTACAATAAGTGCATAGAACTGTTGGTTTGTCGTGCCAGCCATGATGCAGTTCATTCTTCAATCCGCATCTTCCACATTTGTAATCGTAGGCTGGCATGTAAAGCATCTCCCAATCATCCATGAACCACAGCTGCATCGTTCGATGTCAGTCTCTTTAGGCTCTTTATCTAAGTGTCCGTATTTTAATATGAGTAGTGGCAAGAGATCAGCTAATCGGATGATGCAGGCATACTCCGCTGCATCTTCTCCCTGCCCATTTAGCCGTATGACTCCGAATCCCAATTCCCCCGAAATGGATGTCCGAGCCTTTAATTGCTTTATGTACGCAAGCGGTTGAAATCCAGCGCGGGCTTTGACTTCAACATCAAACGGTACATTGACAATATCCTTGCCACTACCCCTTCCCACACACGCGCCCTGCCACTGAGTCGATAGGTACTCAGCTACAACTCGCTCTGTGCGAAAACCTCTGTGCTTTCTTGCTTGACTACCCATTACACATCGTCATAACAAATGCCACATAACCACCATGCATGGACTTCCATAAGGTCAGATTCAGGAGTTGCTTCTTCACATCTAGAGCATTCAACAGTGTCATCCATTACCTAAGCCAGCCATATAACCCATTGCAATGCCACCAATGAATAGAGCTAGTGTAAGGATCATAAGTAGCGTTTCTTTATCCATTAACAGCCTTGCACTTATTGCAAGACCAAGTGCCAGCAACTACTACGCCTTCTTCAATTCTTGCAGTAATTGTGATGTCCTTAGCTTCTGTTGGTTCATTGCATAACTGGCAAATCACTGTGTCAATCATAGGAATGTCCTCGACATTAACCCATCCATCTACTGTGTGAAGCTCTGCGTATCCCATTATACCCTCGCCTTCTGTGGTTCCCATTTGCCACTGCTCGATAAGTTATACCAATGCGTTGGACACTTATCCATCCCACCAATTTGACCCTTGGTGGCACAGAAGAATCCAGCCCAATCTTTACCAGTCTTAGCAGAATGGCCAGTACGCCATTCCATGTGGCCATGATTGCAACTAGGTGCATCCATAGCTTCAGCAGTACCTAGAATCTCTGTCACTGTTGCCATTGCAGTCTCTAGTGTTACTGGAGCTAGTGTGGTCTTGACAGATGATCCGATTGGTGTAGTCCAGTAATTTACATCGCCTTCTTTAATGTCCTGTGGTGCTGGCGTTACTTCTTGCTTGACTACTTTAAGAGCTGGATGGTTAGGTGCAACCTTGCTCATTTCTTCTCTGCTAGGACGCTTTCCTTTAGGAGCATAACCCGCATTTGCAAGTGCTCTGCCAATAGCAGATGTCTCGCAATTCTCCAGTGCAGAAGTTTGATTGACCCCGCGAGTGCTAACTGTTTCTTCCGCGTACCCTGTTGCCCATGCGATGCTATCTTGGCTAGTCTTATAGAGATATGCCTTAACAATATATCTACTAGCTTCCACAACTTCCAACTCAGTGCTAATGCGAAAATCTGGATAGTCCTTAATAAACTTTTCAAGTCTCACCTCGACTGGCTCGTAATCGGCTAAATTAAACATAGAGTGCATTCTCCTCTGTCTTGAGTTGTCCAGCGATTGCTAGATAACTGGCGCCATCAATCCAAGAATCGACTCTTGATCCATCTTCGATTGTTCTTGCGATTTTGACCAGCGATAGGATAACTGCGACTTGGTAATCTTCCACTGGCATTTCAAGGTAGGCACTGATAAGTCGTGCTGCTCGTGCCATATTGTCACTTGGGTGGCCGTAAGCGAGTCCTCTGTTCGAGTAAAGGTCGGTGGCAGAACTAAGTATCTCTGCATGTTTCATTCTTGCCAAAAATCTGCTCGATTGACTGCTCTGCCTTTGTGCCAGCCATCGCGATGTCCGCGATCATAGGCTTCTTTGTAGGATTGTAACGCCCATATAGTAAAGCTAATACCTGCTCCAATAAGGCAGATAATTAGCAGCTTGTCATTGTTGCTCATTTTGTACCTATCTGTGCCAATGCCCTCGATTGGCTACAGGATTAAGGTCTCATGCCTATCTGACAATGTCCAACACATTTTGATAACGAAATGGTAACGAATCTGCCTCATCAATCATCGTGTCAATGGTGCGTACTACATCAAGCGTAAAGTCGTCCATAAAGGGTAAATGACCCATCCTTATTGATAGGCACTAGCATAGGGCTAACGCGGTCTCCATGTGTTTCAATGACTGCCACGCTCATCTGCCAATTAGCACTCCCAGCCTTCAAATAAGAGGCTTTCTTCTTGTCCATGACATTTCCTGCCTCTAAGCCCCAAAGAGTCCTGTATGAGGCTCCTATGCCCTCTGTGAAGGCACTGATGCCTGCCCTGTGAGTGTGACCACAGACCACAGACTTGCCGAACTTCTTAGCCAGCCCAAGAGCTGTTAGTCCAGCATTGGAGTTCATTGATCCTTCATCGCCATGGACTAAGACCCATCCCTTATGAAACTCGAATGGTCTTTTATGAAAGCGGATTCCGAGTCCAGCGAAGTCCATAAACTTTGCGTATTCCAGTTCTGGTAATCCGATGAGGCTAGGTGCGCGTAATAGTGTGTGGTATAGGCGGTCTGTGTGATTGCTCCGAGTGACATCTGTTGTGCCGAGTTCATAGAGAATATCCTGCGCAAGGCTTCTGTCAGCATCTAGCGTACCTTCCCACTCTAAAGCAGTACCCTGCGCCCAGCGCGACTGAGACTGCATGTCCAACTCATCACCCGTATTAAGGATAAGGTCGAACTTCTCTCGCTTTACTAACTTGATAAGATTCTTAACAGCTTGCTCATGGTGATAAGGGATTTGTAAATCCGAGATAACCAAGTATCGGCGTTTAGTCATCGTCCTCATCTTCATAATCGCCGAACCTGTTTGGATCGACTGGGTCTGGCAGAATCCATGCAGGATAGGACTGAGTATCAGTAATCATAAATAGCGCGACACCTTCAGCGAAACCCGCTTTACGCAATGACTTCCAATACTCATGTAATCCGATGCAGTAAGCATCAAGTTTTGAGTAACCCTGTTCCTCTAGCTCTTTTGCTTTTCTTGCCATAGCAGAATGTTACCTGTCTAGTAAGATGTTGTAGATTTCATCAACTCGTGTGTTGAGTCTTTTAATCTCAGACAACAAGTGTGTAATTACATAACCAGCAAGACCCCCAATGACACCGAGAGTTGCTAGATAGAAAGTAAAGAAATCCTGCTGCGTCACTTCTTAATTCCCATAGCGGGATCATTGACATTGAGATAGCGCATAACTGGTGGCAGAATAGAAGCAACACCTGCTGCAATAAGAGCCTTAGGGTCAGTGACCCCAGCAGCTGCCATTGAGATTACTGCTACTAAAAAGGCTCTAGCCCAAGAACCTGCCGCTGTCTTTAGTTCATTCATTATTCTCCGCCTAACATAGGTATTTGAAAAAACTCACCCAGTAAGTCAGCTTCTTTCTTAAAGCTGACATGCATGTGGTGAAGGTGTTTGTTAGCCCCTGTGTAGTTGCGCCACTTCCAGTTAAGGACGGGAGACGCAATCCTGCCGTTAAATATAATGTACGAGATGCGCTTTTCTGCCTTAGACTTGCAACTGATTCGAAGTTGATCTGCAAGGTCTGGCATGATATGCGGCTTGACTCCTGCACCGAATAGGTCTGCGTCAATGTCAATGGCACGAACCCAGCCCTGCTCATCTGGATTATGATCAGACTTGCGAGCAGCGTGTCGGGTATCACCGACCCAACCATCCGATGCCCTATCGCGATCTGGGAAGGAATCATCTAACTGTTCCCTTAACTGGATAGCAGCTTTAGATAGACGGGGCTTCATCTGAAACCATTGGTGTGGATTGTTCCGCTTTAGGATTTAACCAAGCCTGATAGTCAGGATTATCTTCTGTGCAAGTGACGCGGCATAAGCCGTCCTCATCTATGCGAGCATAAATCTTAATGCCATCTTCATTTGTGGTTAAGAGTTCGTATTTCATTATAGTTCAGCACTCCATCCTAGAAAAGCAGAAGTATTAACTGGTCTACCTAAACAGGCTTGTCCAGCCGTTAAACCTGATGCTACGGTAAATATAGAAATTCCTTGAAATTGGTTTGCGGTGTCAATAGTTGGAACGGTTGAACAAACAGTAACTGTTGTTCCTGATGTCACTAACGAATAATCACCAGCAGTTCCGCTTTGTTCCAATGCCGTTGGACTTGTTCGCATTGTTGCAGGAAAATTAGTCAAAATATATGCAGCGGTAGTTTGGTTATTCCATCCTGAACCAAAGCGATTTGGCGTTGCTTGAATAGATTGTCGGTAGTAGTACCTCTGGCAGGCGCTAAGTTCTCCTTGGATGCTTCCACCGCTTGCAGTCTGGAAAGGAGTTGCATAACTGCCGTATTCGAGTTGGACTCCCCAGATTGAAAAAGTATTATTCTGCACACCGATTGAGCCAGTTCGTGCATTAAAGTCTGTGCCAGCTGAAGTGTAAAGATTCACTTGGACATAAGATGATCCAGCTGTTGTGCCAATCGTCTTTCCACTAATTGATGGAATGGCTGCTGTTACTGAGTAACGCGCCCATGATGTCGAAAGAGTAACCTGTCCAACATAAGTATTAACGATTGCAGAAGGTGATCCGCCTAATCCAAAGTATTGTGCTACTTCAACAGCCATCTTAGGTGTTCCGCTGTTTGCCTTAGCCCAGAAAGAAACTGTAATTGTTTGACCTGCAAGGCTTCTTACATCTTCTATTCTTTGTGCTACTAGTGCTCTGT